TACCAAGTTTTCTATTGTGCCATTAAATCCAGAAGAAGAGTTATTCAGTACTTTAGATCTAGAGTTGTTTTGATTTGAAATGGCATTGATTACTTTATTACTTGTGCCTTTTTTAGTATTTAATACGTCCCCTAACACGTTGTCCAAAATATCATCTCTGGCAAGTTCTGTTGATACATTATTACCGACAATAGTTTTTACCTCACTAGATGAAGAGGTTGTTGTGGATTTAACAACTTCAGCCAAGGCTTCTGGGAACGGAGCACTAACAGCCACGTCAAGAAAACCATCCGAAGACAATCGACTATCTCCTGTGATTGTAGTCAAATCTGTCTCATCAGATCCCACATCTTTTATTAGATCAGACGATTTAGCACTTGGATCTAATTTGACAACACCTAAAGACTTTTGTATCTGATCTGGCACAGATCCTTCGACACCAGACACGATATCTCTATCGGCACTGGCTAAAGATTGAAACCCACCAGAGGTTGTATTATCAGGTTTATACTTAAAACTAACAGAAGTATCATAAATTTCTCTCAGTTCTCTTGTAGCACTACTAGAAGATTGCTGGCCTAATAGTCTACTTAAAGCATTCATACCATCTTGTAATAAATCTTTAGAGGACATTATCTAGCTCCTGACGATAAGTTAGAAGATAAAGAAGCTATCAAAGTTGCTTTGTATTCATCATAAGCCGCTCTAGCCGCCAACGGTCTTGATCTACCACTATTATTACTATAGTTTGCTGGATCTGCTCTTTCAAATATGTGAAAGAAGTGGAATGTGGAATTTCTATCATCCTTATCTCCATCAAAGTTAGTTATATTCATCTCATTACTTAAATGATTCCAACAATCATGTGGTACGCCTGTCTTCATATCATATATTAAAAACTTTAACTGTAGAAAAAGATCGTAGGGATCTTCGTTTAAGTCAGAAGCATATGCCTCAACTCTTTGCCATCTACCCACTGCCGTGTTCCATTGAGCAATACCTCTAGAGTCTTCTGAGCCAGCCGAAACAGCTTTAGGATCAAAGTTGCTTTCTATTTCTAGGTTACCGCAAACACCAGCCGCTGATTTTATTGGAAGGCCGTTACTAATCAAAAAGTCCATGACCAAAACTCTTAACTGTCTTATTTCAGCACTACCATTTTCATACATCTGACGTTGTTGTTCAGATACTGTGACACCTTCTTTACCAATGTTTCTAGAATCAAGAAGATTTACTCTTCCAGATTCAGCCGCCGCTTTTACTTGAGAAGAAGAGGGCTGTTCTATATGACTCATAGAACCAATTATCATAGGGTTTTGAGAAGCTTTACCGTCCAAGAAGATCCCAAATACTAAAGCATTATTCTTCAACTGTGGTATTCTACCTACACCAGATACTCCACCCTCTGTAGTAGGTACGACTGTTTCAGCCCAAGGTAGAAACTTATCTTCAACTTCTTGAGAGTGTACACCAAATATTCTTACTTGAAATCTACCAGCCTGTTGAGGATCATTACCATTAATAACTCTCGCAACAAACCACCTATTATTATCGCCATAGTATTCATTCATTAGAAATACTCCGACCAGCAAGTTTACACAGATCTAAAGAAACGTTATGTCTTCCACCAGCAACATCTAAACAATGGCGTTTAGCCATTATTATGAATCGTCCAGATCTCTTCTCATCAATTTTTCCTCCAACAGCATAGGTTATATCATTTTTATATACTTCCATGGATATTTGATGCCCAACACAAGCTGCAATATTGCTCGTAGAAAACAATAACCCCGGAACATTTATGTTATATTTGTTTTTTAGCAAATGTGCAAAAACACTTCTTTTAGTCAATTTTAAAGTTTCACTTCCTTCGTAGGATTCTTGATCAAATCCATTAGCATCATCATAGGGATTGGTGACTACTCTAGTATGTATCTTTGAATTAAAATCAGTTATTTTGGATTGATCTATTTTTTTAGGATCTGATATAAACTTACTATCAAAGGCAATAAAGTTTTGATCTTTTGGAAGTAATTCTTCTTTTATTAACTTACTGAAATGTCTGTTCATATCCTGATGATATTGAATGTGATTTCCCGTAGTTGCATTAATAGATTCGTACTGAGACCCCATTCCACCTTCTAGTGCTAGGTTTAAAGTATTCTCTAAGAGACCTGATTCGAAATGTGTTATGTTCGTAGCTTGAGATTCTATGTCATTTTTATTGACGTTTTCTTGATCGTAAACGAATGGTTTCATATGATTAAAGGATTGAGTATTAATAATAGTTTCAAGATCAGTCAAGTAAAAGTTATCATCTACTATAGATGAGTAAAAGAAAAATGGATAGCCATTATCTGTAGACATTTTAGACAATACAGTTTTAATAGCAGTTAGTGGATCTTGATAAGGAACAATGTATCTAAAGGTATTTTGTACAGATTTAACTTTGCTTTCAATAATAAGTTCTCTACCAAGTTTATCTTTTACAATATTTTCTATTATTTGCTCACCAGTTCCTGTGTATGCTTTACTAAACTTGTTTAAGTCGTTATAGAACTTTATATCTTCAACCAAAGATAGTGATACCATTGAAGAGTAATCATTAGACTTTACACTATCAGTAATTTCCTCTACAACAAAAGTTTTAGTTATTATATTCGAAGATTGATCTGGAGTTACAAAATCTAATACTATTCTTTCAGTTCCATTAATGTCTGCTACTCTGTAGATATCTTGATCGTCTTGAAGAATAATATTTCCACTTAAAAACCCATTTGCTAAGTTTTCATATATATTCATTTCAACAACAATGCCAGATCCAGAGTTTCTGGAAATTATTAATGGCTCACTGAATCGTTCAGACTCTATTCTAATACTAATTAACTTTAGTTGTTCTGCTGATACTATATCTGACATATTAACTTCTTAACAGTTTCTGAAATTCGCTGTTTACTTGAGATACAACATTAGGTTTAAATATGTTTATTCTACGCAAGGTGTCATTAGATTCGATAAGACGATCCAGATATGTAACTGGAGTATGACTTACAAACGCTGTTCTGTTTTCTACACCACCACCAGAAACTATAGTTAAATCAGATTCTTCGCCATTTGCATTATTATAGTGATGAGGAGCATTATACTGATCAAGATTACTATGTATTATTAAACTTCGAACAGTATCATCATCCCATAGCAACACATTTGGTTGATTACGTTGAGAGTAAATGGTTGTGCTGTTAGGAAGACTAAAACTTGAAAGTACTGAGGTTGCTGTAGCCTGTGTTCCATTTGCAATGTTAGGTTCTGATATAATAACTCTGGGAGCACTTGTGTATCCTTCACCACCTGTTGTGACTGCTATAGATTGTATTGTTTCTGAAACCTTGACTTCACTACCATCCAAATAGGTCATAATTGCTTGCACAGTTGCACCTGTTCCACCACCCCCAGATAGGGTTATAGTAGGTGGTGAGGTGTAACCAGTGCCACCATTAGTCAGAGATATTGACCTAACATCAATAATAGGCTTCACTGTTATCTGTCCAAGATCATAGTTCTTCTCTATAATCTTCCCTTTGAACACTGTGCCAAACTCATCAGAGTTAACACGATCCGCAACAAGATCTCCAATGTAAAACTCTCCATGCATTGCCGCTGTAGATTTTAATATTCTATTAGGATAATATACTTTAGCAAGATCATTTATTTTATAATTGTCCTGAGGCCAACCTTGTATACGCAACTTTTCATTTAACAAAAAGAAGGTCCAATACAAATCAACATTGCCATATAACTCATATGAAAGAATATCAGGTCTTGATGCATCATCAATATAATACTCTTCATAAAACGTTGCGTCATCTGCTATCTGATCGACAAGATCTATGTAAGCAGTTAAGTTTTGAAATGCTGTATCAGAAGTCTCTGTTCCAAAATTATAATCAACAACTGGAAAGTTTCTAAAAAATGCCATGTTAAAATCCCGTCCCAAACGTATAATCTTCACCAAGTGCGGCGGCTTCTTCTATAATATCTCTTTTGGTCAAAGGTCTTTCTTCAACAAAGTTTAGTGACACATCAGTTTCTTGGAAGTTACCGTCTTTATGAAACGCCATCCCTGTTGCGTTATAAACAACATCAACACCTTGTAAAAAGCATGGCAATATTCTTGTAGCAACTTTCTTCTTATCATAAAATAAATTTATTTTAAATTTACTAGGAAATCTAAGTGCCGCTTCTAGTACATCGTCAGATGTGTCAGGATACATTTCTTCTCTAAAAAACTGAACTATTCTTTTTACTTCTTCTGCTTCTTCCGCTGAAGTTGGTATCATTTTAAATGTAAATCTAAACTGTCTTATACCAATACCTTTTAAAGTAGATCGTCTATTAGGGTTTATGGCTATACCAGTTTCTGTTTCTATCGCACCTTGTAATTCGGGGCTTATCTTACTTGCTAATCTAAGTCCAGCAACTTGAGCGGCTTCACTTTTCAAACCTTTATTAAAAGCTTCTTGTATAGAAGAAAAATCAGGGAGAAGATTTCCAGCCATTGCTTTAGCAATAGCTCCACCAGATCTACCAGCCGCTATTGCCTCTGCCGCACCACGACCAACAATGCCAAGATCTATTCCAGTATATTCAACAGTATCTTGGAACTGTAATGCTTGTGGTAAATATAGAGAAGCCTTACGCCCAGCACCAATACGTGGTGGAAGGTTTCCTCTTACAGTTTTTTGCACACCCGTAAAAGAGTTTTGTTGTGCTAATTTATTAGGATCAGCATTAGCATCTGGACGTGGTAAGCTTTTTTGAACTACATTTGCACCTTCAACTAGCCCGTTAAACACTGTCTCAGGTAAAGTTCTATACGCTTCTTGAACTGCTTCGAAAGTGATACGTCCTTTATATCCATCATCTTCTAATGGAAATTTAAAACTGCTTTTAGCCAGTTCTTTATTGCCAGTAGCACCATAGCGTTTGTAATATGCCATTATCGATCCTTGATAAATATAAAAAGTTACTATTATTTATAAGGTATTTATGGCATATTCAGGAACCTATAGGGTTAAAAACCGCACCAAATATAGTGGTGCAGTCGATAAAGTAGTCTTCAGATCTCTTTGGGAGAGAAATGCTTTTAAATGGTGTGACGATAGTAGTGAGATTGTTGCGTGGTCTTCCGAAGAAGTTGTCATTCCTTACTTCTATGAGGTAGATAAGAAGTACCATAGATACTTCATGGACTTAAAACTTACCTATAAGAATGGTAAGACAATACTAGTTGAGATCAAACCAAACAAAGAAACAT